TTTGTTAATTCAGAAAGTTCATTAAAAATGAACTTTCTGAATTAACAAAACTTAAATGGGAATACTATACTGGTAAGATGCCAGAAGAACAGTTGAAGGAATTGGAATGGGAACCGTTCCAACTTCGTATTTTAAAACAAGATATTGAGCTGTATATGGAATCTGACACAGATTTAAATCAAAGAAGAGATAGAGTATTTGTACAAGAAGAAAAAGTAAACTACTTAGAATCAATTATTAAAATGATTTCTAATCGCCAATATCACATCCGCGATGCCATTACTTGGCGTAAGTTTATAAATGGGGAATTGTGATGTCATAAATACTTAGATGAGTGATTTAATAATTGAACCAGTTGATTCTGTTTTTATAAAGGTAAAGTGTGATAAAGGGTATGCTAAAGAACTTTCCGATTTTTTCACATTCAAAGTACCTGGTCATAAATTCATGCCTGCGTTTCGGAATAAAATGTGGGATGGACAGATCAAACTATACAACATCTATAAACAGGAAATCTACGCAGGTTTGGAAGATTATGTCGTCCAATTTGCGAAGGATAGATCGTATAGCATTACAAGACCGGAAACTCAGAGAAAAAATAATATCACTCCAGAAGAAGTAATTCAATTTGCAAAATTATTGCAAATACCTTTTGAATTACACGATCACCAAGTTGAAGGCATCTGTCATGCAATTAATCATGATAGATGTCTTTTACTTTCTCCTACGGGTTCGGGTAAGAGTTTAATTATTTACACTCTTGTTCGTTATTATCTTGACAAAATAAACTCTCAAAAGAAAATACTAATTATTGTTCCCACAATTTCATTAGTAACTCAAATGTATTCAGATTTTTTTGAATACTCGAAATCTTCTTCATGGAAACTCAGAAAGTATTGTCATAAAATATACGGTGGGGAAGAAAAAGAAACAGATAAACAAGTAGTTATTTCCACTTGGCAAAGTATTCATAAAATGCCTGCTTCTTATTTTAAAGACTTTGAAGTTGTCATAGGAGATGAATGCCATTTGTTTAAATCAAAATCATTAACATCTATCATGACTAAACTTACCAGTTGTCCATATCGTATAGGTACAACAGGTACTCTTGATGGTACTTTTACTCATAAACTTGTAATCGAGGGTTTATTTGGAAGAGTACATAAAGTAACAAGTACAAAAGAACTAATGGATAAAGATCTACTTTCAAAATTAAATATTGATTGTATTGTTCTTGGGTATCCACCAGATATTAGACAAAGTTGTAAAAAACTTAAGTATGCTGAAGAGATTGATTGGTTAGTACAAAATGAAAAACGTAATGACTTTATATGCAATTTAGCAGAATCATTAAAGGGTAATACCCTAATTCTTTTTCAATTTGTGGAAAAACATGGCAAAATATTACATCAAATTTTATCTAAGGCTGATAAAAAGAAAGTTTTCTTTGTTTACGGAGGAACTGAAGCAGGAGATAGAGAAACTATCCGTAAGATCGTAGAAAAGGAAGAAAACGCTATTATAGTCGCTTCATATGGTACTTTTAGTACAGGGATTTCAATAAAAAGACTACATAATATAGTATTCTCTTCTCCTTCCAAAAGCAGGATTAGAGTATTACAAAGTATTGGTAGACAATTAAGAAAGTCAGAATTTAAAGACAAAGCAAAATTATATGACATAGCAGATGACTTATCTTGGAAGTCGTATCAAAACCATACTTTGCGACACTTTCTGGAAAGACTAAAAATATACGAACATGAAAAGTTTGATTACCGTAAAATAAATATTCCAATAAAGGAGTAGGAATGGAATTAGAATATAAAATAATAAAATTGAAAAATAGTGATACCATTATTTCAGAAATAAATTCCACGGATGAAAAAACGGTATCACTTCACAGACCAATGATATTTAAATTGGTTACTGTTGTAGATCCAATGACTTCAAATACATCGGACGTTTTAATGATGAGAAATTGGGCAGATTTTTCAATTGAAAATGATATTACTATATCAACAGATTTAATTGCCGCATCTTGGAAACCAGATGCAAAGATTTTAAACTGCTATGAAGTTGAAAAATTCAAGCAAGATATGCCAGAAATTTACAAACAACTCAAAAAAGAAGACGAGACATTACCAAAACAAAATCCCCCTCAAATACCTTTTCCTGGATTTCCACCTCTTCCCGGAATGCCTAATCCATTTAGACAAAAAGTTCCACCCGGAATGGCTAATTTCAACTTAAATCTTCCTATAGATGTTGCAAAACAATTAATAGAATTTTTAGAACAAAATGGTATTGAATTAATGGGACCAGAATTCGATGATGATTCAATTGAAGAAATTGATGAAGATATTTCGGAAAATGATTCATCTTCTGATGTTTTTGGAAATAATCCCGATGACTGGTCGCCCGATCCGAATGATTACATCAAGTAATATATTGAACGGCCCGGTATCCACCGGCACAGTGAATTATATGGGGTTTGCACAATCTGTCAAGGCAAAACTTTCAGAAATATCTTGATTTGGTTTTGCTTTGATGTATCATTACAGCATCAAGCAGTGGAGTATATTATGAAAAAGAAAAAGAAAAAGAAACGGGTAGAAGATACCATAGAAGAACCATTACCCGAAGAAATTGTAAAAGAAATAGAAAAGAAATCTCACTACATTAACAATAAAATGTTTTTTGATGAGATGGTTGAATGGAAAGAAAAAGTAAACGAATCTAAAGAAGTGGGAGATCCTATTCCCCCTGTTACTCCATATATTGGACAATGTTTTATGGAAATTGCAGAGAATTTGGCAAAGAAACCAAACTTTATGAATTATCCATTTAAAGATGATATGATTGGAGATGGTGTAGAAAATTGCTTGATGTATTGTTCAAACTTCGATCCTACAAAATCTAATAATCCTTTTTCATATTTTACACAAATAATTTATTATGCATTTCTTCGTAGAATACAAAAAGAAAAGAAACAAAATCTCATAAAGTACAAATATCTAAAATCATTAGATACCAAAGGTGATTTATCAGAGTATTTAAAACATATGGGAATAAGCGAAGAAGAAGAAAACTATTTTAAAAATATAGAAGAAGAAAAACCAAAGATTAAAAAGAAGAAGAAAAAGCGCAAAGGAATAATGGAATGAAAATTGCATTTATTGCGGATACTCACTTTGGAGCAAGAAATGATGCACCATTATTTTTGGATCATTTCTTAGACTTTTTTGAGAATCAATTTTTCCCATACTTGGAAGAACATAATATTAAAACAATTATCCATTTAGGTGATTTAATGGATAGACGGAAGTTTGTAAATTTTCACACTCTAAATCAAGTACGTAAGCGTTTTATAGATAAATTAAAAAAGGGTAACTATGAAATGCATTGTATTGCGGGTAATCACGATACCTATTTCAGAAATACTAACGATATTAACTCACTTCGAGAATTGTTTGAAGGCGACTTCAACATTTATGATTTTTCACCAGCAAAAATAAACTTTGGTGGTGTTGATTTTATTTTTGTACCGTGGTTAAACAAAGCAAACAGTGAAGAAGTGTTGCAGTTTATCAAAAACAATTCAGCAGATTTTGTTCTTGGACATTTTGAATTTGTGGGTTATCAAGTTTTGCGGGGTGTAAAGCACGAAGAAGGAACAGATCCATCCTTATTTTCTAAATTTGAACACGTTTACTCCGGACACTTTCATTGTAAACAAACTGACAAAAACATCTCCTATTTGGGCACACCATATCAAATAACATTTGGTGATGTTAATGAACGTAAAGGATTTCATGTATTTGATACAGATACCAGAGTTATGGAATTTGTACCAAACAAAAACAAAATGTTTTATGTAATTCGGTATAATGATAAAGAAGAAGATCCTATGCAAATAGATTTTACCGAATATAGAAATAAATTTGTAAAAATTATAGTAGAGACAAAAACAAAACCATATATCTTTGATAGATTTATGGATAGTTTATATGGCGCGCAAGTTGCAAACCTAACTGTTGCAGAAGAACAAAACAATGATATACTGTCGGTTGATAAAGTTGATGCATCGTTGGATACGGTATCCATCATCAATAATGAAATTGATGGAATGCAAGAAGTTCAGAATAAAGAAAAACTTAAAAAGATTATTCATGAACTTTATATTGAAAGTCTTTCTTCTCAAGAAATATGAATATTTTTGTATTAGACAACAATCCTAGAACCGCTGCTCATATGATGTGTGATAAGCATGTGGTTAAAATGATTTTAGAGTCTTGTCAACTTATGTCTACAGCCCATCACGTTTTGGATGGTAATGAGATTACTAGAACTACAAAAAATGGAAGAAAGTTTAAAACATGGGAAGCAAGTAAAGAAGGATTTACCTTTTTACGTTGTACTATGGTAAATCATCCATGCACCATATGGACTCGTTCCAGTAAAGAGTCATATTATTGGTTGTGGGAACACACCCACGAAATGTTAAAGGTGTATCAAGCGCGTTATAACAAAATACATTCTTATGATAACATGATTCAATATAGTTTGATTCATTCTCCAAAAAACATTTCAAATAGTACAATACCACCGTTTGCTCAAGCAATGCCAGAACAATACAAAAACACTGATGCGGTTCGGGCATATCGTAATTATTATATTCACGAAAAGTCTAGATTTGCAAAATGGAAAACAGGAAATGTTCCTTCTTGGTATACAGAAGGTGTAAACAGCATAAATACTGTACAAACATGATTACACTAATAGAAAATGTCATTACAGTAGATACAGAAGAAGAAACCAAAATGGTTGAATTGTTTTTGGAAGAAAACCATTTTGATTTTGATTTATTGTGTAATAATTTTTTAATATACGATCCGGTTGACGAGTTACTTGAAGAATTTATGGATTCTTCTTTGGATATTTTGCTTGACGAAGGCGTTGCACAGCGTAAAATTGTAGTCAGAAACGGAAAAAGAAAAGTTATCTTTAGATGCAAGCCCGGTGAAAAGAAAATAGGAAGACGTTGCGCTCGTAGAAAGAGTTCCGAGTTGGCAAAAATGCGTCGGCGCGCCAGACGGGCTGCTAGAAAATCAAAAAGCAAAAGAGGCCGTGCATTAAGAAAAAGAAGAATTTCTTTACGTAGAAGAAAAACTATTGGTGGTACTAAACCAAAACATTAAATTATGATTACATTTACGAAGATTCGTTGGAAGAATTTCCTTTCGACGGGAAATAATTTCACAGAATTAAATCTCACAAAAAACAAATCCACACTTATTAGTGGAGAAAATGGTGCAGGAAAGACTACCTTTCTTGATGCCATTTCTTTTGTATTATTTGGTAAACCATATCGCAATATCAATATACCACAATTAGCAAATAGCATTAATCAAAAAGATTGTAAAGTTGAAATTGAATTTACTATTGGTACTGGGGAATATAAAATAGTTCGAGGGTTAGCACCAAAGATTTTTGAAATTTATAAGGATGGTAATCTTTTAAATCAAGATTCTAAGTCTAAAGATTATCAAAAAATGCTTGAAGAACAGATTCTTAAAATGAATCATAAGTCTTTCTGTCAAGTTGTTATTCTTGGTAGCACAAATTATGTTCCATTTATGCGCTTAGCCGCAGCAGAACGCAGAGCAATTGTAGAATATCTGTTGGATATTGATGTGTTTTCTGTAATGAACACTTTGCTCAAAGCAAAAGTATCTACAGCAAAAGATGGGATTAAGGATATTGAACACCGTCTTGCTATTCTTATGGAACGCGCCAAAGCACAAAAGAATCATATTAAAGTTCTTCAAGACAAGAGCAAGGAATCAAAAGATAAGATTCTAGTAGAAATAGAAACAAATCAAAACACAATTACAGATTTGCAAAAAGATATCCAAAAACTAAGTCAAACTATTGACAATCTATCAACAGAAGCGAGCGCGGGCGATGAAGATGAACTTGGTAAAGTATCTTATCAAATATCACATTTAAATGAACAAATTGGCAAAATAAACAAAGAAATTACATATTATCAAAAGAACAAAGAATGTACTCTGTGTAAGCAAAAACTATCAGAAGAACATAAGAGTGGTATCGTAAGTGGTTTGGAAGTTAGCAAATCTGAACTTGATTTAAAAGTTCAAGAATTAAATAAGATAATTGCGGAACTACAAGTTGGGATAGAAAATGATCGCAAGATTGGAAAACAAATTCTTGCGCTTGAAAAAGAAGTAGCAGAAAAAAACAATACAATCTCTGCTTGTAATCAGTTTATTTCCAAGTTACAAAAGGAAATGAATAAAGATGATTCTGTTGACTTTACCGCCGAAGATGCAAAATTAAATGCAATAATGGAAGATGGAAAGAAAGAAACAGAACTTCGACAAGAGATGTCGGATGATCTTCACTATTATTCTATTGCTGCTCTTTTGTTAAAGGATACAGGGATAAAGAGTAAGATAATTAAGCATTATCTTCCAATCATGAACAAGGTAATTAATGGTTATCTTGGGAAGATGGATTTCTTTGTTCAATTTGAACTTGGTGAGTCTTTTGAAGAAACAATCAAAAGTCGTTATCGAGATATCTTTACTTATGATAGTTTTAGCGAAGGCGAGAAACGCAAGATTGACTTGGCTCTATTGTTTGCTTGGCGTTACATTGCACAATTAAAGAATTCTCTTAACTGCAATCTATTGATTTTTGATGAAGTCATGGATGGTAGTTTGGATGATTCTGCCACAGAGGCGTTTTTAAATATTCTAAAGGGACTGGATAAGGGAACAAATGTTTATGTGATTTCGCACAAATCCAAAGAAATTCTTCAAGATAAATTCGAAGATCATATTGTATTTGTAAAAAGAAACAATTTTAGTAAGATACTATGAATTTGGCCAGTATTGACAATCTCAAAGATGTGATGGAAATATTCAAACAACACAAAGAATTTTTTCCACATATACGCCAAGATTATGTTACCCGAAAAATAGTTGCAAAGAATACAATTTTCGAGGATAATGTTGTAATCACGTTTAGCCTATATAAAAAGGATGTTAAGTTAGGTAACTTGACCGTTCCGAAAGGTCACACAATGCTGCATCAAATTGCAGCAGGTACACAGGGTAATGGAAGTGCATCCAAAGTTTTGAAACAATTTTTACAATATGCAGGAACAGACGTATGGCTATCAGTCAGAGCAAACAACGAAAGAGCAAGAAAGTTTTACCTGAAGCACGGGTTTCAGGAAGTGGGAACCATATCGTGGATGAGCGGTCAACTACCGGGAGTGATTTACAAGTGGGAAAGAAACCCTTTTACGAGCGTAATGACCACGTAATTAACAATTTAGATGTAAATGTATACTTTGAGGATCTGCTTGCAATGACTCCGAAAGAGTTTGAGCAGTGGGTTATAAAGATGCGTAAAGCAATTCTAGATTCATGGGACACATATGGTTGTCCTCCAAGAACAGGAAAAGATGAGCAAGACATAATTGACCAATTCAATCAATTGGGACAATATCCTGTACATGAATTTACCCATTCAGATGAACTGTCAACAATTGGTGACGATGTAATTATTAACAAATCCCGTATTGGTGTTGAGGTAGATCAGTGGTTTTCTAATATGTTCAAAACCAGAATCAATTATTCTGCAAATGACACTGGTTATTCAATTTATGATATGTTTGCCGATGACAAATATTTGCCACGAATGATTCGCGGTACTATGCGTCATTTGCGCCGGGATTCGTTTTATAAGCACGCCCTTTCGACAATCAAACACGACAAGAAGTATTCTGTAGTAGATGTAGCATCGGGTGATGAATGGATGGAAGCGTTCTTTAACAATTCATCCGTGTTTACTGGATATGATTTTATGCTAGAGCAAGTTGCTCCACGTGAGGGTGCTAGTAGCAGCTACTTCCAACTTGAGCAGTCTAATATTCTTCAACTGACAAAAGAGCAGTTTGAAAAATGGAAGCCCAAGATGTCATATCGGCATTATTCCACATTTGATCATGAAAATCTACCAGATGATCAATTGTATGCCATTCGTTTGTATAAGAAGGGTGAACGAGTATTTCCAGCCGGATTTGCTTCCTTCCGTATTGGATATATTCAACCAGCGGTTAATTTTCCACCAATGACTGCTAAGTATCTTTATGAGCGATTTACCGAACACTGCAAGCAACAAGATCGTATTGTTATTTACGATCCTTCAAGTGGTTGGGGTGGAAGAATTCTAGGAGCAATGTCAGTAAGAGATGATAGAAATATACACTATGTTGGAACCGATCCTAATCCCGAAAATTGGCAATGCGATGGTTATCCTTCTAAATATCACGCTATTGCAGATTTTTATAATACAAAGACATATAGAGCAAATCCTTTCTTCTCGTCCACTAATACTTATCATTTGTTTTCTTCTGGTTCTGAGACTATATCTGGACTCGAAGATTTCCAACAATACGAAGGTAAAGTAGATTTAGTATTTACTTCACCACCATATTTTAATAGAGAAGCATATTCAGAAGATGAAAATCAATCATATAAAAAGTTTTCTTCATATGATTCTTGGAGAGATGGATTCCTCCGTCCTACACTTGAAACTTGTGTTAAGTATTTAAAGAACGATAGGTATCTTTTGTGGAATATTGCTGATCTGCTTGTTAGTGGCGATTATCTTCCTCTTGAAGAAGATTCTCGAAAGATACTAGAGTCGCTCGGTATGGAATACAAATATACATTGAAAATGGCATTAGAAAATATGCCAGGACAAAACCGCGTCGGCGAAGATGGTTTACCTAAGTGCAAAAATTATTGTAAAGTAAATAATAGATTTCATAAATATGAACCGGTATTCGTGTTCTATAAACCTTGACAATAGTTTTAAATTGGATACACTATACGCATGAGCAAGAAACGCTACAAGACTATTGGCAAAGGCGATACAGTAGAATCTGTTCTACTTGGTGGTGAACCAAATATTGCTGCTATGAACATCAAAGATGATAGTGAACTTATCTGGCAAATTCAAAAAGCACTTAATTGGTATAATTACAATTGGTCTGAAAAAGATTACCGTAAAGCCACATTAGAATATATCAAAAAAAATAAGTATTCAAAAACAAATCAAGAAGCAGTAGCCAATGCCTCTACTGTTAGTTTTGATTTTCGCTGTGTTGGGGCTTATTGCCGCGTTTCAAATAATGGCGTAAGTTTACCGGAAATCAAAAGATCTTTAGTTGAAAAACATATTTCTAATTTAATTGCCGAAGGAACAAAACGTCCTATCGCCGCACCAGTAATAGAAAAACCAAAAGTTTCAATTCAAGATCGAATTAATGAACAAGTTTCCGAATATATTGGGGAACTTGAAATGCATGTAGATGAGTTGGTTGATTATTTAACAAAACCAAACATCACAAAATTTGATTTTGATATTCCAGAATGGATTCGTAAAAAAGAAATTAAATCAATACAAGCACAAATGATCGCAGATCATTTCAAGCCAAGAATTAAAGAATTAGAAGAAGCAGTGGAAGGAAAAGATGCCGATCTTAAAGAGGCATATTCTTGGCTCAGCAAACCAAAGTTAAAAAAGTATTTAACCTTTCATCAAGAAATGGTTGTGCATTTTCAAGCACAAGCACAGTTTGCAAAATCTATTCGCAAACCAAGAAAGAAGAAAAAGAAGAAACCAGAACAACTGGTTGCTAAATTAAAATATCAAAAAGAATGCACAGAATTTAATTTAACTTCAGTTGATCCAAGAGAAATTATTGGCGCAAAGAAATTAGTTGCATTCAACACAAAATATCGTACACTTACGGTGTATGAAGCATCTCCTTTGGTTGACGGTTTTACAATCAAAGGAACCACTTTATTGGGTTATGACGAAACAGCGTCAAAAACAAAGAAACTTCGTGATCCTAAAAGTGTTCTTTCTCGTATGATAGGTGGCGTTAGAGCCATTAATAATGCTTGGGAAACAGTTAAAACTAAAGAAACAAAACCAAACGGTAGATTTAACGAAAATACCGTTGTACTACAGGTAATCAGATGATACTTATTGACAATACTCAAATTATTCTTTCTTCAATCTTTTCACAATACAAGGGTCCTGATGAAGTGAATGAAGAAATGATACGTCATATTACGTTAAATACTTATCGTTATTACCGTAATAGATTTTTTCAAGACTATGGTGAATTGGTAATTTGTCAAGATGCTGGTAATTATTGGCGAAAAGAAATCTTTCCATATTACAAGCACAATCGCAAGAAGGCACAAGCCAAAGATGAGTTTTATTGGAAGCAAATTTTTGAAACACTTACAATGATTCGCAACGAAGTTGCAGAAAATATGCCATATAAAACGATGCGCGTGGAGCGTTGTGAAGCGGATGATATTATTGCTACTTTGTCAAAACACTATCACAACCAAGAAAAAATTCTAATCGTTTCCGGAGACAAAGATTTTAAGCAATTGATGCGATATCCAAATATCGCACAATACAGTCCAAATCAAAAGGGATTTATTACTTGCGAAACACCCGACAAGTTTTTGTTTGAACATATTATTCGCGGTGATTCTGGTGATGGTATTCCAAATGTTTTGTCGGAAGATGATGTGTTTGTAATTGATGGTAAGCGTCAGAAACCTCTTTCTGCTAAAAAGTTAGATACCTGGTCTACAAATGGTACTGTACCACAGGAGTATGAATCTAATTGGAATAGAAACCAACTGTTGGTGGATCTATCATACATACCTATAGAATATGAACAGGCAATTATAAACGAATATAATAAACCTGTTAATGCCGATAGAAGTAAAATCTTTAATTACTTTGTAGAAAAGGGTCTTAAAAACTTAATGAATGACATTCAAGATTTTTAATTGAGGTATATTATGGATACAGAAACTAATCAAGAACCAAAAGATTTAGATAAAATGGCAGAGCAATTTGCCAAAATGCGTCAAGAAATGGCAGCGTTGTCTGCAACGGAAAGAAAAACATTTATGGAAAAGGCAGCATCATTTGCCTCTTCTATGGCTTCTAGAGGCATTACCAATAAAAAATGCAGCACAGAAACAAAACAACTCAGACAAATAAGTTGTCATGGTGATGGCGCAAATATAATGCCATGTGGTAATAGAAAAGAAAGTCAGGTATTTCAGGGTTCTTTTTATTGCGGGGGGTGTGGTTGTGGTGACAAGCAAGGCACTCAATTAACTGATATTACGGTAAATGGTAAAGAAAATTATGGTAAATTGGATTATCCAAAAGTGTGGTGTCCATTAAACATGCCTGGATTTCAACCATACAAAAAGAATGAGGATGATGCTCTGGAAACTAGAAATCCTAGAAAGAAAGATATTGAAGATAAATTTGGCGTACAGTATATTGAACAACACTCAAGAAGTGGAGAAGAATAAATTATGAGCACAGCAACAACTATTAAATTATCAAAGAAAACTCTTGATATTCTCAAGAACTATGCATCAATTAATTCAAATATTTTGGTAAATCCGGGTAATATTATAACAACTATTTCCCCAGTAAAAAATGTTTTAGCGGAAGCAAAGGTAGAAGAATCATTTGATACTACATTTGGTGTTTGGGATTTGAATAAGTTTCTAGGTACGGTAAGTCTATTCAGTGATCCTGAGTTTGAATTCCACGAGAAGTACGTTACTATTTCTGGTGCAAATGGTTCTTCTGTAAAGTATTTTTACTGTGAACCAAAATTGTTAACAACTCCCACCAAAAAGATTAACATGCCAACAAGCGTGGTTAAGTTTAAATTAACACAAAAAACTTTTAATGAACTTCAGAAAGCAGCATCAGTTCTTCAACTTCCGGACATTGCAGTTCGTTCAAATGGTGGAAGAATGGAATTGGTTGCCTTGGATAAGAACGACGACAGTTCAAACAACTACTCAGTTGATCTTGGGGAAACCGATGCAGATTTCGAGTTTTACTTTAAGGTTGAAAATTTGAAACTGCTTGCGGGTGATTATACTGTAGAGATCACAGAAAAGATCGTCAGTAAGTTTAGTCACGAAACTATTGATCTTTCTTACTGGATTGCGCTTGAACCGGATTCAAAGTATAACGGATAATTTATGCAAACAAACAATGATACGTTTTTGTGGGTAGAAAAATACCGCCCGCAGAAAGTTGATGATTGTGTTCTTCCAGATAGTCTTAAAAAGACTTTTAAGGAGATGATTGGTTCTGGAGAACTCCAGAACCTTCTCCTTTCTGGGGGACCGGGATGTGGCAAAACAACTGTTGCCAAAGCTCTGTGTAATGAACTTGACATGGAGTGGATTATTATCAACTGTTCTGAAGATGGTAACATTGATACGCTTCGTACAAAGATTCGTAACTTTGCAAGTACCGTTTCTTTGACAGGTAATCGCAAAGCCGTGATCCTAGATGAGTTTGATTATTCAAACCCACAGTCAACGCAACCTGCTTTGCGTGGATTCATTGAGGAGTTTGCGGACAATTGCCGGTTTATTTTGACTTGTAATTTTAAGAACAGAGTAATAGAACCTCTTCATTCCAGATGCACCTGTATTGATTTTAAGTTTACTCCAAAAGATAAGATGAAACTTGGTCCATTCATTTTGGATCGTGTAAAGTTTATTCTAGACAATGAAAAAGTTAAGTATGATGAGAAGGTTCTTGTCAAACTTATCATGCGCCATGCGCCAGATTTACGCAGACTATTGAATGAATTGCAGCGGTATTCTGTTTCTGGTGAGATTGATGTTGGTATTCTGAAAGAAGTTGGTGATCTTAACATTGATGAATTGGCAGAAGCAATGAAGAAGAAAAACTTCCCCGCTGTTCGTAAGTGGGTTGTTGCCAATTTAGATAACGATCAATCTCAGGTGTTCCGTAAGTTGTATGATGGTTTACAGGATATGATGGAAGCGGAAAGCATTCCCGCATTTGTTTTAACAATTTCAGAATATCAATATAAGTCCGCCTTTGTGGCAGATCAAGAAATTAATCTTACGGCTTGTTTAATACAAATTATGATGGAGTGTAACTTCAAATGAAATTAACAGATTGGTTAAATTCAATCAATTTCACAAAACAAAATCTTATCGAAGATCCATTGGTTGAAAAGGAGTATGTTCCCTATATCATCAATAGATCTTTGTCTTATTTTCCAGATACTTTATTTCATGCTAACGAAATGAATCAAAAGCACTTTTTACCAAAGAAGATGCAGTATGATTATTTGAGAACCGTAGTGAGAAAGAGGAGAAGATTCTCAAAATGGGATAAGAAAGCAGAATATAGTGACTTGAATTTAATAAAAGAATACTATGGTTATTCTACTAAAAAAGCATTAGAAATATTACCGTTACTTTCAAAAGATCAAATTGCACATATTAAGTCTTTAACTGGCGGAGTTAGAAAGCAATAATTATACATATTATAAGTACGCATAATATGGATAATTATCATGAATAGCAATATTGATATAAATGACTTGTTGGAAGTTCAATTAAAAGATTCTGAATGTTTTTTAAAAATTAAAGAAACATTAACTCGTATCGGTGTTTCTTCTAAAAAAGAAAATAAACTGTTTCAGTCTTGTCATATTTTACACAAACGCGGTAAATATTACTTGGTTCATTTTAAAGAGTTGTTTTTACTCGACGGATTAAGTTCTGATATTGATGAAACCGATATAGGCAGAAGAAATACTATAGCAAAATTATTAGAAGAATGGAATCTTTTAACTGTTGTAAATAAAGAAAAAATGAACAGTATTTTGACTTCTTTAAATCAAATTAAAATAATTCCCTTTAAAGAAAAACAAAATTGGGTTCTGTGTCCAAAATATCATATAGGAAAGGATAAAAAATAATGGATGCTGGAATATATGATTTGTATGCAGATCAGGGTGTAGATTATACCATAGAATTTGAATATACAGAAAATAATGGTACTGTTATTAATTTAAATCAAGGTACTTTATCTTTTTATGTTAAAAAATCTATATTACCTTACGATACTTTTTTTGAAATTCATTCAAATGGAGCAGTTCAGGAAGGCTCGCTACCATTTCCTTCATCGGATTCTGTGTATGGAACTATTAATATTTCTAATGGTATTGCGACATTGACAATACCAGCAGATACAATGAGTAATATACATCCAGGAAATTATTTTTACACATTGGTAAGAACATTAAATGATGTTCAAACTATGTTGATAAAAGGTAAATTTGTGGTGGAAACAACATGAGGAAATTAAAAATTACAGTAAAACAACGAAGTAATGTATTTCATAAAAGAGGCACCATAAATAGAATAGTAATAAAAAAAAATGTCAATAAGTTTACAACTCTTTTAGTACCATAATGCCAAAAGTATACTACTATGCTAAAAATGAACAAGGTTTAAAGCAAATTGCTGCAATAGAACCGGAAGTGTTTGAAAGCACTCCGACACTTGATCAAATCAAGTCAAGATTGCAGCAACCAATGGGTAAATTGGCACCATTTACTATTCTAACTGTTGACGCATCCAGTTACTTAGATAAATTAAATGTCGGTGAAATAAAATATGCAATTTTAGATGGTGGAGAATTTTAATGTCAGATGTAACAATCAAAATTAAAAGATCTCTCACACCGGGAAACGTCCCAACAGATTTAGAGTTGGGCGAATTGGCTATTAATATACCCGATAAAAAAATATACATTGGTGATAATTCTACAGATAATATTGCTTTAATTGTTGATGGTAATGCTACTGGTGGTTCTGGTACACCGGGTGGAAATGATACCGAAATACAGTTTAATGATGGTGGAGTTTTTGGTTCTTCTTCACTATTAACATGGGAAGAATCTGCAAGTTGTGGAAGCGGATGTACAACATCTTTTCTACAACTAAAGGATAGAGCAGGAATAAAATTATATGAAGATTCCGCAAATGGTACTAATTTTATTTCTTTTATTGCACCTAGTAGTTTAACCAGTAATTATGGACCATATGTTCTACCGGCACCAACATCCACAGTTAATAGTTATTTGGCATTAACAAGTGCAAGTAATGGTGTATACACATTAAACTGGGTAAAAGCAATAGTTGCAGATCTTGAAGGAGCGGTTAACCGTGTAACTTTAACAGCACCAGCCACAGCAGCAACTATAACCGTTGGTGATAATAAAACATTTACAGTAAACAACACTTTGTCTTTTTCTGGTACTGATGCCGCATCTATTGCGTTTGGTACAGGTGGTACTGTTGCATATACTTCAAATAAATTAAGTGTATTTTCAGCAACAAGTTCAGCAGAACTTGCTGGTGTAATTTCCGATGAAACTGGTTCTGGTTTATTGGTATTCGGAACATCACCCACATTTACAACAAGCATACTAACCGATAGTTCGTCTTTCAATCTTTTAAACTCCACCGCCACTACAATAAATGCATTTGGTGCGACTTCATCTCTTACAATTGGGTATGCCTCAACAAATTCTTCTACTACAAATATTTCTACGGGCGCGGTTGGAAGTGGTAGAACAAAAACAGTAAATCTTGGTACAGGCGGAGTACTAGGAACAACTAATGTTAATATCGGTGCTTTTGTTGGGACTACTACGGTTAACTCTCCACAAATTATTTTTGGTGATATTAATGGTGCATCAATAGAAGGTGTTAGTGTTTTTAGTACCGTAAGTTTATTCACATTAACAACTAGCGGTGTAGATTTTGCGACATCAAGCGGAATTATTAATTTGGGGACATCTGCTAGTAGTTTTGTTCTTGGGCATAATGGTACTGCTTCTTCTACGACATCGATAGTTCCGGGATTTGCCGGGTCAGGACAAACAAAAACTATCTATTTGGGAACCAATGGTGCAGCCGGTTCAACTACTAACATAACTATTGGCGCATCATCGGGCACAAGCACAATTACCTTAGCGGGAGATATACATATTACTGGTAATATGATTGTGTCTGGTTATATAGAAACCGATACAGGAATACGCGGTAATACCGACACAGAGGAAGAATATTTGGGTATTGGTATGGAACTTGATGGTGGAACTTATTAAGGGGAATTAAATGGCAACTATTAAGATTAAGCGTGGAACTACAGATCCATCAGCATCGCAAGTAACAAATGCTGGTGAATTGGCGGCAAATACAAGTACACCAAAGATTTGGCTAAAGACTGCGGATGATAGCAGCACAACTCCAATTTGGGTTGGTGCTCAAATCGAAGCATCCCCTGCGGATTGGACTAGTAGCACAAAACTAGCAACACAAAGTGCTATTAATACCACCTTTATGCCAAAGTCGGGTGGTACATTTACCAGTGATCTTTCTCTTTCTGGTGGTGCCGACATTCGCTTTATTGAAACTGGTGGTGGTTCTGATTACATTGCGTTCCAAGCCCCAGCATCAGTTGCAACTTCCGTAACATTTACTCTCCCATCTGCCGACGGTTCCACTGGACACGTACTGACAACAAACGGTTCTGGTACATTATCTTGGGGAGCCGTATCTGCGTCGAGTTTGGCTGTTACTGCGGATAATACTGGTAGCACATTCTATCCAACATTTGTTACCGGATCTGGTTCTGGGTTGACTCTATATGCCGATCCATCTACAACTGCTTTAAGTTATGTTCCAAGTACAAGTACACTAACTGCTTCTAATTTTGTCGGTACACACAAAGGAAATGTAACAACAACCGCCGATGATACGGCATTAACAGTAAATTCTCCCGGATCAGAAGATGCAGCACAATTAACTTTGACCGGATCTCTTGCGATAGGAGGGGCTACCGCTAATTTATCTGCAAGTACCACGACTATAGGTGGGACAACAATTAATCTTGGAAGTGGTTTAGGTACAATGACAATTAATAGTGGAACTGTAACTATGACTGGTTCTACTTTAGAGTTGCCAACCTCGTACACAATCAGAGATTCGGCAACTTCTGCTAGTTCCACATTAAACATAATGAATCAGTCCACCGCAAGCACTTTTACCAAAACCGTAAATATTGGTGCAAATACTGCTTCTGGTGGTACATCTGCTGTTAATATTGCCACAAGTATGAATGGAAGCGGTACTGCGTCTGTTACTATTGGATCTAGCACAGGCACAAGCACAACAACACTTGACGGTACTGTTACTGTCACAAACGATCTTGCAGTAAATGGTGGAGATCTTACAACAACATCTACAGGTACAGCAACCGTATTCAACAGCAACGCAACAACTTTGAATATGGGTCAAGCCGCGACGACCGTATCTATTGGTGCAACTACTGGTACTACTACGGTTAGAAATGATTTGAACATTGCTACTGGAAAAGTATACCAAATAAATGCAACTTCAGTATTGAGTGCTACAACTTTGGGTTCCAGTGTAGTAAGTTCATCTTTAACATCAGTGGGAACAATTGCAACTGGTGTATGGGAAGCAACAGATGTAGGAGTTGCTCACGGTGGTACGGGTACATCTGATGGTAGTATCACAGGTACTGGTGCTTTAACATTTACCGCTGGCGGAACAAACACAAACGTAAACTTGGTTCCAAATGGAAACGGTACAGTTGATGTTGGATCTAAGAGAATTACTAATCTTGCAACACCCTCATCATCTACGGATGCCGCCACACGCGGATATGTTGATAGTGTCGCGCAAGGTTTGCACGTTCATGCAACTGCAAAAGGAGCAACAACTGCAACTTTGGCATCTCTCTCTGGTGCAACAGTAAGTTATAGCGGAGGAACTCAAGCAATAACTTGGACAGGTGGAACCGCGCTAACCAGTACATTTACCGATGGTGTTTCTTTTACTGCGAGTACAACAGAATCTTCCGCTAGTAGAATTCTTGTAAAAAATGAAGGAGATGTTGGTGGATTGGGTGCAGCATATAACGGAATTTATTATGTGTATGGTGCCAGAGAATTGAGAAGATCCGTAGACGCAAATACAGCAGCAGAATATATCGGTGGTGATTTCATCTTCATTTTAGAAGGAACAACATATAACAACACAGGTTGGGTGCAAACAGAAGTTATCACTACATTGGACACAGATTCCATTCTGTGGGATCAATTCTCCGGTGCTGGTACATTTATTGCCGATGAAGTTACTTTAACTAAAAGTGGAGATACATTTAGTATCAAGAGCACATATATTGGTCAATCTAGCATAACTACTCTTGGTACAATTGGAACAGGTACATGGCAAGGTACAGTAGTTGGTTTGACTTATGGTGGTACAGGTAAAGCACTAACCGCCAGCAACGGTGGTATCGTCTGGACAGATGCTGACAGTATGGAAGTTCTTGCTGCTGGTACATCTGGATATGTTCTAACTTCGGGTGGTGCAGGATCACCAAGTTGGACAAATGCTACAGATGCAAATACTACATCTGCTATCGTAAAGCGAGATGGTTCTGGTAATTTTAGTGCAGGAACAATTACTGCCAGTTTAACTGGTACAGCATCAAATGCTTCAGCAGTAACTATGGCAAGTGAAACCTCAGATACTACTTGCTTCTTGGCTTTCGTAAATGCAGCATCTGCATCAAATCAAGCATTAAAGTATAATTCGTCATTAGCATATAACGCATCTACGAACTATTTGGAAGCCAACATTGATGGTGGAACTTATTAATAAATGAAAGAGATATATTATGTCAGAAGTGAATTATAATGAAACAATAGTAATTCCATTCCTTCAGAAGAAGTTTCAAGAACTTGTAAACAACAATTTAGTTCTTGAAGTTAATTTGATGGTGGAACAGAATAAGAACAAAGATCTAACAGAAAAATTTAATAACATCACTCAGAACTTTGCTTTAGAAATTTCTAAGCGAGATGATTTAATTTCCGAATATAAAGGAAAGTATAATCAATTAGAATCCGAATCGCCAATAATTGGTGATCTTCATAGCAAAATAGAAGAATTAACGAATATTGCAAATGATCGCGCAAATACAATTAGTATTAATAGATCTTCAATTAAAGAACAACAAGCAATTATAGATGAGTTGAATAAACAACTAAATACTGCGAAAGCAGAAATAGAAGTTCTTAAGACACCCCCATCTAAGAAAAAGAAAACACAACCTAAAGACGATATTCTCGATGGTGATGTGTTCTGATTGTGGAGAGATAAATGGCAATAATTAAACCAAAGCGCGGCACTACTGCACCATCGACTGGGTTAACCGAACACGAACTTGCCGTTGACACAACAAATAAACGAGTTTATATTGGTAATTCTGGTGGTGGTGGTGATTTGATTGGTTCTGCACCTAGCGGATCAAATACACAGGTTCAGTATAATAATAGTGGCAATTTTGGAAGCAGTGCCAATTTTACGTTTGATGGAACAAATTTACAGATAGGTTCTCAGGGAGATCTTCGTTTAGCAGATTCGGATTCTTCTAATTATATTGCTTTTCAGGCTCCCGCAACCGTTAGTAATAATAACATTTACACATTACCATCCGCGGTCGGTTCTGCAAATCAAGTTCTGCAAATAGCATCTGTTGCTGGTAATGATGCTACTTTACAGTGGGCAACCGTGTCTGGTGGTGGTGGAACTCCCGGTGGTTCAGACACTCAGGTTCAATTTAATGATGGTGGTTCTTTTGGTGGAGATTCTGGTTTAACATACAACAAGACAACCGACTCCTTGACCATTACCGGAGATCTTGCAGTTAATGGTGGAGATATAACGACATCTACAACAACTGCTTCTATATTTGATGCAACTGCAACAACGGTAAATGCATTTGGTGCTGCTACAACATTAAATTTGGGTTATGATAGTACAGCAACATCTACTACAAATATTAGCACTGGAACAGTTGGTTCAATTTTCAGCAAAACAATTAACATAGGCACTGGTGGTGGTGCCAGTGGTACCACCGAAATTAATATTGGGTCTACTTTGGGAACTTCTAATCTTAATATATACGGATTAGTGAATCAGGTAGGCTCAACATTTACAATGTACTCAAGTGTATCGTCTTTTGATACTATTTCTATGGGAAACGCAAAAGGTGGAAGAAAAGGAATAACAGTAACTGCGGAAGATCCGGCGGTTGCTCCTGTAAAAATGGCAATTGACAATCAAGACGGTGGAGGGGAAATTGACATTTATGGATATTATGGAGATGATTACACCGTGGGTTATATTAAATGTGATACACCACTATTTCAAGCCGGAGATATAATAGGAACTAGTAATGGTTATTCTATAGAATTAAATGACAATACTGGTTTTTTTACCGTAGCAGCAATATTAAAAATGGCGTCTAACCAATACATACAATTTCAAGATGGATCGCATCAAATAACAAAAACACCAGACTACTTGCTTTTTGATATGGGTATAGTATAATACACACGGAGAAATAATTATGGCAACAAACGCACAATATACAGCGCAACCAATTGTAGAGTATGCACAGGTCACAACAGCAGATACTTCTAGAACCGCACCAACAAACAGCACCGAAATTACCGCAGGTCCTAGTGCTTCCGCCGGTAACGGAGTTGGAAAAAGAATCTTCAGAGTTACTATTCAAGCCACCGCAACAACAACTGCTGGTGTAATTCGTTTCTTTTACTCTACGGATTCGGGAACAACTAAAAGACTTATTTGCGAAAAATTGGTTCCAGCAATCACACCAAGCACATCTGTTGCTGCATTCAGAACAGAAGTTGCAGAATTAGTTGGTTTAATCATCCCAGGCGGAACAACAAATAAAATTTACGCAACAACAAACAACTCAGAAACATTTAATATTTTAGTTGAATCTGGTACTCTATGAATAATGGATTTTTGGGATTTTCTGGTCAAACAGGAAGCACTTTATTAGACATTAAAGAGTTTGACAGTAGCGGCACCTATCGGATTCCCTCATTCGCAAAAAGGCTATGGGTTTTTATGGTGGGTGCCGGAGCGGGTGGTGGAGGAGGTGGACGCCGAGCCTCTGGCACTAACTCATTTGGTGGTGGTGGAGGAGCAGGAGGAGTCGTCAATCAGACATTTTTAAATGTCGATGAATTGGCATATATGGTTTCTGCATATGGATATTCAAACAATAAAGCAAACCTCACACTAACCGTTGGTATTGGTGCCGGGGGAACAGGTGGTCTGGGTGCAACTACAAATACTGCTTCCGGAGGAAATGGTTCAATTGGTGGAGCAACTTATATAACACTTGATGGTACTCCCGGTTATATAATGTATGCCATTCATTCTGGATCAAGTGCTGCTGGTCAAGGTGGAACTAACACAGCCGGCACTGCTGGTGGATCAACTGCCTTTGTGTATTATGGCATGTCTTCTCCCGCGAACAGTGGTGCTGGTGGTACGGGTGCCACCAATTTAGTATCTGGAATAACTCTTTCGTCATATACATCTAATGGTGGAGCGGGTGGTGGTGGAGTAAGTTCAGGAGATGCCGTAGGAAATGGTGGTGCAATATCTACAAGTTCTTCCACCGCAATAGCAATATCCAATCCAGATTATGTAAGAAATCAAACATTAATTGCAGGTGGAGTTGGGGATAATGCAACTACTCGTAGTCCTCACAGATATACACTATTTACAAAATACTCACCCGGTGTTGGTGGTGTTGGTGGTGGGGGTGGAAGTCTAGCAACTGCTAATAATGGTCAAGATGGATATCGTGGTGGTGGGGGAGGTGGTGGAGGTGGAGCAAGAAATGGTATAACTACTGGTAACGGTGGTAAAGGTGGAGATGGATATGTTGTTATTGCTGCTTTTGGATAATTAATATGAATAATGGATTTTTTGGATTCCCAAACAGAAATGTAAATAATAAGTATTCCATAAGTGAATTTAACACTAGTGGAACTTATATTATTCCTTTTTCCGCAAAAAAATTATGGATTATGGCAATTGGTGGCGGAGGAGGAGGTGGCGGTGGTGGTCGCCGCGCTGCGGGCACTGCTTCTTTTGGTGGGGGTGGTGGAGGTGGTGGAACAATTGTTATACATGATTTTCTTGTTGATACTTTAGGTGGACCTAATACAACATTATTAATTACTATCGGAAGTGGAGGAACTGGTGGACCTGCTGGTGCATCGAACACTACGAGCGGTACCGTAGGTTCAGTTGGAGGACATACAACACTATCAATATTAGGCTCACCCGGATTTTTTATTGCTGCTTCGGGTGGAAATAGTGGAAGCGGTGGATCAGGCACATCGGGAAATGGTGCATCTGGCAAAAATAATTGGATGTTTGGATTTTTTACTGCGGCTGTCGCAACACATGGTGCTGGCGCTTCTAGTTCATCTTCAGCACAAGCGGGTTCGCAGGTAGTATATTATCTCAATCACACAGGTGGTGCTGCTGGTGGTGGAATAAATAACGGAACACCCGGAACGGGATTTCAAGGTGGCGCAATTACAGGTGGTGGACAGTTTTCTGGAGTAAGAAATCCTTTATACACGCTATCAAGTAATATTTGTCAACCTGGACAAGTTGATACTGGTTTGCCCGGTGATAGTGCAACTGGTAAAACAATTTTTGGACAGTATAGCCCAGGACTTGGGGGTGCTGGTGGTGGAGCCGGACCAGATACTCTAGCGTCTGGTGCAGGTGCTGGTGGTGCTGGCTATCGTGGAGGCGGTGGTGGTGGAGGAGGGGGTTCAAGAAACGGAGTTGCCGCCGGTGCCGGTGGCCGCGGTGGTGAT